AAGATCAGTTTGTACCTTTGATATTTAATGGTACTGTACGTCAGGCTTATAGCTCTAGGGTAGGTAGAAATAACATTGTTACTGAAATTGAGGCTTATGATGGTGGTTTTGCTCAATCAAATAGCTTTTCTAATTTTACGTTATCGCCTGGTGCTTTGTTAAGTGATACCATAATCAGACTTAATTCTGATTTAATTAAAACATTTCCAACACCTATTTTAGGAACACTACCTAAATTTGTTAATCAACGTGCTTCTGTATTTTGCGGTCCAACTTATAGTCTTATACAAAACCTATTACCTGTAGGTGTTAATGCTACGATAGATAACAACCAATTAAAAGTGCTTGGTAACAACGATTGTTTTAAATTAAACAATCAGATTTTTGTAATTAGTTCAGCTACTGGATTACTTGATATACCTATGCGTCAGGGTAATTTTATTCAAGTAAAGATGTTATTTGAACCACGTTTAACTATTGGACAACAAGTTCAGTTAATAAGTGAGGATATTCCTATTTATAATAACATCTATCCAATCCAAGGTATTACACATGAAGGTATTATATCTCCTTCAGTTAATGGTCCTTTGACTACTACTGTTAACCTTTATCTAGGACCTAATGGTGCTACTACTTTAACTGGCAACCCTGTTACACCAGAATAATATGTCACAGCAAACGAACATTTCCCTTAGTTTACCAAGGTCAAAACCTGATCTTAAACTTGTATTTAATCAAGTTACTAGGGAAATAATGAGTGCTTTAGCGTGTGCTCAAACAGGAACAATTACGACATTTTATCCAGCAACACAGACTGCGGATATAAGTATCAATATGGCTATAGTTCTTCAGTATTTAACCAATGCTGATACAACAAATATTCCAGTAACTACACAGTATCCACCATTATATGGTGTACCTGTAGTATGTTTAGGTGGAGGTGGTGGGGCAATTACGTTTCCTGTAAAAGCTGGAGATACTTGTGCTTTAATCTTTTTAGATAGGGATATGGATAGCTGGTGGCTATCTGGCACCACAGGATTACCTCCCAATAGCAATAGATTACACAACTTATCAGATGCTATAGCTATAATAGGTCTTAGAAGCCAAAATAACTCCCTTTCTGGCTATTCTACTACTGATACGCAGGTTTATGGGTCTTCTGGTCCTAATGGCCCCTTATTATCATTAGGAACCACCAAAATAGGCATTTCTAATGCCACAACGAGTTTATTGACTGCCCTTCAAGACGTAGTATCTGCTTTAACTGCTTTAAACAGCAAAACAGGTCCTGACTGCACTACACAAATCACAACCGCTTCAACAGCCATAAACGCCCTTCTTAAATGAGTTCACCCTCAATGATATTTAGAAGTCTGACAACCAGTGGTACTGGTGCGGAGGCTGTTGCATTTGTTAGAGGTGGTGTAGTAAGACAAATTATACCCCTTACTAATGGTAATGGTTATTCTAGTCCCCCTGCTATTACCTTAATTGGAGATGGCACAGGTGCTACAGCTCAAGCTAATATTATACAAGGGCAAGTAGGCACTATAACTGTGACCAATGGTGGTACGGGTTATACCTATCCTCCTACTGTTAACATAATTTCTTCTACGGGTGATTGGTTGTTTGGACAAGGTATGTCTAGCTATACAACAGGTAATAATGCTATAGCTTTAAACATACAAACTGCTCTGAATACGTTTTTAAACGATGCTTTTTGGTACACCAATTTTGGCATAGATTGGATAAATCTTTTAGGTAACAAAAAAACCGAATCTGCAATTTTAGCCCAAACTCGTAACATTATAGCTAATTGTTATGGAGTTATAAATATTAACTCTGTTAGTTATAGCCTTAACAATGCCACACGGCAGTTGACCTTAACTTACAACATTTCCACAATTTATTCTACCAGCGTTTCCAGCGCGACTACGATTTCTATATAAGTCATAGTCCAGCTACCGATACCTATTCCTAACACACTTGATATATCCGGCTTACAAATCCAAACCATTGATCAAATAATCAATGAGATAGAATACGGTTCTGTAGATTTCCCTGGTTATTTAACAATATTTCCAGGAGCAAATGTACAACCTAATTCTCCTGATGCCAATTTAATCAATATTTTTGCTCAAGCTAAACTGGATGTTTTAGAGCAAATAGTTACTGCATATACTTCTTTCGATCCTGATCAGGCTATAGGTGTTACATTAGATCAACGCTGTGCTATCAATGGAGTGGTACGTTTAGCAGGTACTTATACTCAGCAACCTATAGATATAGTAATAGCAAAAACAGTTACACTTTATGGCTTAGATCAACAGCCAACATCTCCTTTTACTGTAGCTGATAATTCTGGTAACCAATACCAATTACTTACTACTCAAACACTTACGGCTAGCACAGATTCAGCTACTACCATAAGTAATGTTGTATTTCAGTCATCGCTAATAGGACCTGTATCTTCTCCGGTAAATACAATTACAACAGTAGTAAGTGTAACTAATGGTGTTAGCTCAGTAAACAATTCGGCTACTTATACTTTATTAGGTCAAAACGAAGAAACGGATGCACAATTAAGATTACGTCGTTCTAATTCAGTTTCATTACCCAGCAAAGGCTATTTAGCTGGCCTTTACGGAGGTTTATTAAGCATATCAGGTGTAACCTATGTTAATGTTCAAGAAAACACTACAAACATAGTTACAAGTACCTTAGCAGGTGGTATACCTCCACACAGCATTTGGGTTATTGTTGCTACAGCTTCAGCTTTGACCACTGTACAAACTAACGGATTAACTTTAGCAGATAATATAGCTCAAGTAATTTATAATAAACGTAATGCTGGATGCGGTCAGACTAATTCGGGATCAGGTGCATCAGGAACAGCAGTTCTTTCTGGTAGCACACTAGGATCTATTACATTAGGATCTGGTGGATCTGGTTATTACAATGCTCCTTTAGTTACTATTACAGGTGGAGGTGGTACTGGAGCTACTGCAACCGCAGCTTTCAGTGCAACTACTGGTCAAATTACTGGATTTACTGTAGTCACGGCAGGCACAGGTTATACATCTATTCCTACTGTAAACATTAATCCAAACACTAATGTTTATCCAATAACACAAGTAGACGGTACAACTTTTAATATTTATTGGGATAGTCCAATATTAAAGCCAATATATTTTAGTGCTACAGTTACACACATAACTGGAAATGTACCTACAAATCTATCTACCCAAATTGCTAATGCTGTAAAGTATTCCATAGGACAATCTGCTGATGCTAGTTCCATAGTAGCTCTCATTAAAGCTTTGGCTCCTAACTGTTATGTAAGCTCAGAACAAATAAGCACTACATCTGGTGGTTCTGGTTCATATATAGCTGCACCTGGTTATAATTATCAATTCACGTTACCAGTAGGTAATATTTCAATTACGGCAGTATAATGGCTAATTTTGGCATAAAGAAGACCAATAATATTGTTCCTATTTACTATGGGGGAACACCTGTATCATCTACTTCACCTACGGTGATACCTGTTTGGCCTACTTATGGATCTCCATCAGGAACTCCACCAAGTAACGATTTAATTACATTAGTTAATTATTATGTAAATAGGCTTATTTTTCAATATTCCCAGCAACCTAATGCCCAAATGTTAACGGCATTAATGGTTAAACAAGCGTTAGCGGATGATTTAACAAGCTTGTTAATTAATGCTTTTAATATCACCACTGCTGTAGGTCCACAATTAGACATAATAGGCAAATATGTAGGGGTAAAACGGCAAATAATGCCCCCTGTTACTACTGCTAACTACTGGGGTTTTAATAATTACCAGAATACAGGTAATACAGTAGGTTTCAGAAATTATGCTGGTAGTACTAATAATACAGGTGTTTGGGAAAGCTATTCGGCTGCAAACCAACCTACTACCAACCTTAATGACAATCAATATAGGTTAGTTATTCAGCTTCAAATCATTCTGAACTCAAATGATGGAACGCTTGCATCAATTCAACAGTACCTCAATGACTTATTACCAGGTTTCGTGCAATTGGTGGATAACCAAAACATGACCCTAACCTATACCGTCAATCAAAATTCCATTATAAGTACAGCTTTATTACAACAATTTTTACCAAAACCAATGGGTGTGGGCATTAATGTATACATTCAAAGTGCAGGTAGCACACGTACAACCAGCGATGGTTATACTAGAGTTACAAGTGCTGGATATACTCGCATAACATCATCAGGAACTTAAAAAATCATGGCTAACGAAAGAATTATACAAATTAACGGTGGTACAGCTATCACACGTTTACGTTCTGGTGATGTAATGGAGCTTGATAATAGTTCTTTAGGATCAGCACAGATAGTAGTAGCCAATGTTACAGGTGGTCAGCTAATGGATTACGGCGTATCAACAATATCTACATTAGCTAGTGGATATGACAGTGTGTACGTATTTGCATTTAATTCTACGTTATCCGCAACTCCTTCATATATTGAAATTTCAATTATGAATAAATCTACAAATCTTACTACTGTTTTTGGTAATGTTATTTGGGATGTGACTAATACTACAGGTTTTCAAGTTGCTCTTTCAGCCCCAGTACCAGATGGAACCCACAAGCTTATTTGGAAAGCATACGCATGAAATACTTAAAATACATACTTTTACCATTATTGGCAGTTAGTGCATTTGCACAAACTACGCCTATTAATAATCCCGTTCTTACGGGAACCATTTCTGTTCCTGCTATCACAAACAATGTAACTTACGTTAATAGTTCACACACATTATCTCCTATTACATTAGGTAGTGGATTAACATTAACTAGTGGTGTTCTCAACACTACGGGTGGTACAAGTGGAATTGTTTCGGTTAGCGGTACAACTGGTCAAGTTAATGCTGTAACTACAGGAAATGCAGTTGTTGTTTCTTTACCTACAACAACAGTATCTGCTGGTACTTATACAACAGCTAACATATCGGTTGATGCTTATGGTCGCATTACCGCAGCAAGTAGCGGATCAGGAGGAGGCGGTGGAGGTGGTGCTCCTGTCAATAGTCCTACATTTACTGGTACAGTTACAATGCCAGATGGTTCTTATTTTAATTCTTCTAATGTAGTTTTAAGTGGCACAAGCACTATTTATTTAAACGGTACTTCATATTTACCATTAGCAACTTTTGTAGGCAGTGGATCTACTCCTGCTATTACTTTTGGTGATACATCTACATTAACTACTACTGGTTTTACATTTAACAAAATTGCTACGTTTCAATCAGGCACAGGATATGTAGCAACATTTTCTGGAACTACTTACTTTAATAATAACCAATATTACAACCCTACTTTATTTACTGGAACAAGTGGTGGTATTCTTTCTGTTAATGGGGCAACTGGAAAAGTATCGCCTGCAACACTTACTGGTCTTACATGGAATGGAACCACTAATTTATCTTTAACACCTATATCTGGCGTTTACGGTTCTTATACAAATGCAAATATTACAGTGGATGCTTATGGAAGAATTACTGCTGCTGCAAATGGTTCCGGAGGTGGAGGCGGTGGTGGTGTTACTCAAGTTTTAGGAACTGGTACAGTAAACGGTATTACATTGAGTGGAAATGTTACTACTTCTGGTTACTTAACTTTAGGTGGTACTTTGGGTTCAATTAACAACAGCCAACTCAGTAATTCCAATATAGGTATAGCTGGCACTTCTGTTGCTCTTGGCGGTTCTATAACGCAGGATACAATAACTGGTTTATCAAGTACGGGTATTGTACAAAGATCTGGAGCTAATACTTTATCTATTGCTACAGCAGGCTCTACTTACACTTCACCTTCTGGTTCTGAAAACTTAAGTAATAAAACTATATCTAACTCAAATATCAGCAGCACCAACGGTAACATAAATGTAACTGGTGGATATGTTGCTTTGTCATCTGCTACGGGATTGCCTGGAAGTAATGGGCAAGGTCAATTAGGTGCTCAAGCTTCATTAGGTGCAGAATTAGTCGGTAAAGGTGGTATATATGATGTGACTATCTTTGGTTCTGCTGGTACAGCTATGGCAATACCTACAGGTACAAATTATACATTGCATGGAGGCGTAGTCATTGGTGCTCACTATACAGTATCTGGTTTACCTGCTGCTAGTTCAGTTCAGTACGGCGAATGTTTCGTTTCTGATGCACAAGAATCTCCTGGTACTTCATTAGGATCTTCACCTACAGGTGGTGGAGGTTATATACGTAAAGTTTATTCCGATGGATCAAGTTGGTTACTAGAATAATTTAATATCATGGCACAACCACAACTACCTTTTACAACTCCAGCAGTACCTCAATTATTTGCAGGTAATTATTACGGAGTATCAGGACAAACGGCTATAGGCCAATTTGGTTCTGCAACTTCAACTCCTGCCTATACTACCAATCCTAGTACAATCCAAGGATCTGCTTATTCTGGTGGTTGGTCATCTGCTGTAATTGGAACTAATCAACCATGTATAGAAGATATGAACTCATTGTTCTATCTTTTTTCTTATTTTATTACTTACTTATCACAACGTGGTATTGCAGAATGGGATTCATCTGGTAACACATACTATGGTTTAAACGCTGTTGTTAATAATAGTAATGCAGCTAATGGTCCTGTTGGTATTTACGTAAGTCAAGCTGGCTCATCTTCAAACAACACTGGATTACTTACTAATCCTTCAGCGTGGTTACCATTAGGTAATACGATTACAGGTTCTAATATATGTAAAGCATGGGTTACATTTGATGGTGTTAATTTAACAGGTGGTAATCCAACTATACTTCAGCAATCTGCATCTATAGCTAGTGTTATAAAAGTAGCTACGGGAACCTATTTAATTAATTTTGTAAATGGTACGTTTACACAAGCTAATTATTCATTTTCAGGAAGTGCTGGCACTCGTGATGGATATACTGCTGTTGCTGGTGATAACAATGTGATTACGGGTGGCGTAAGTAATAACCAAGGAATTCGTTCAACATCACAATTACAGGTTTACTGTTGGGAACCAAACAGAGGTTCAGGCGCAGGCCAACTTGAAGATTCAACCTGTGTTTCTGTAATGATATTTGGAAACTAATTTTATGCCTTACGAGCAATTACCAATTCAAGTCCAGCTTACGCTGGTATCTAACCCTCCTGTAACGCCTGTTGATATTCAAACAGGCTTACCTCCACAGATATGGGTACGCAGATGTGCTGCTGTACAAGTTGCTCTATTTAATCAGTACAATGCTTCAGTAGATCTTTCCAATCTTCAGTATCTACAACTTGTAATATCTTCCTCTCCAAGTTCGGTAGCTCCTGTTATTACATCTACTGTATATGCTCCTTATATATTTAGCCCTGTAAACTATCAGGAATGGATAGCAGGCAATCAATATCAGGCAGTATTTAATCTTAGTCAGGCACAGACAGACATTAGTCTTTATGGATTAGATTCAGCTCAATACTGGATGTCTATCCAAGGTCTAACCAATTCAGGTAACATGATCACCTATGGTGCAGGCTATGTTACTTTCTACAATCCTGGCTATAATGTTCCTGCTCCAACTGGTTTCTATGTTTCGTATCATGGTCAAACCACAAGCAACTCTACTTTAATACAAGTTAATCCAACAAGTAATCTACATACAGAATGGATAACATTTGCAGGTGCAGGTGGTATTAGACAATGTTTAGTTAGTGGATCTTACATGTCTGCTGGTGGTCATGCCATTCTAAGATTTAGCAGCAATAATGCGTTAGGAATTACCGTTAATGTTTATAGTAATTCTATAACCAACCCAATATTATGTACTTTTACAAGCGATCAATTTACTCCTGCTGGAGAATTGCATCTCGTTTTTAATGGCACACAGTACCAAGTTCTTGACACGATCATTCCGGCTGCTGGAACTCTCTCTTAACTTAAGTACCTTAACCAAACCAATTAGCTTGTACTTAAATCTTATATGAAATCCAGTAAGCTTATTTCCTTATTGCTACTGCCTGTTGCCCTTTTTGGACAAACAAACGTGCAAAAGAATCAAAGCACAAATGCTTTAACCAACGGTTCTATCGTTGTTCCAACTGGTGATTCTATCACTGCTTCAGGTAGTGGTGCGATTAACGCTACTAACGTAATTTATACTACTGGTAATGCTATCTTATCTGGTAATAACGGCGGTGGATTCACCAATGTTACTATTGGATCTGGTTTATCATTTGCTGGCGGTACCTTAAGTTCCACTAGTTCCGGTGGTACTGTTACATCTTTCAGTTTCACTAATGCAAACGGTGTAACGGGAACAGTAACCAATTCAACAACCACACCTACACTT